CCCTTGGAATCCTCCGGCCTTCTCCCAGGTCTCCTTTTGGAAGAGGAGCAAGTGCCCAAAGAGGAGATCTCCCGCGCCTGGGTCCCCGCTTAGGCCCGTAGGGATGACTTCGCACCAAAACTCGTTCTCCCTCTGTTCCGCGATCCCGATATGGTGGAGTAAGTCATAGTTATCACTCAACTTCTGGTTATGTAGCTCATAGGCGGCATAGGTTCGATTGGTGACACAGCCGATTAAGTGGTAATCGGTCGTTTCGGTGATCTTCTCGATTTGCCACTGCTGCCGCCAGGTCAGGAACATCGTATCGGCGTCCCGGACACAAACCCAGGAGCCTTCGGGGACTAGGGCGATATGGCGGTTCAGCCCTTCCCCGATATTGCCCTTCAGGAAGGGGGTAAAGTGGTAGACCATCAGTTAAAGGGCATGTGCTGGACGGCGGGGCTTTCGAAGTAGCGGACCTTTAGCTTGTTGAAGTCGGGCCAGTCGTAGACCGGCTCCTCGTAGTGGACCGCGAGGGCGATGCCGGAGGCCATGGTCAGGTCATCGTGGAATCCGTCGGCGTGTTCGACCCTTACCTTTCCGGAGGGTTGGACTTTCTTCATCACATGGCTCATCTCCTCGACCAAATCCAAGCTTGGGGTCCACTTGTTCTCCCGTAGGGCCCTCTGAAGGGCGTCGATCATCCTGCCCTTACTCTGCTCGTTCGTGTTCCAGCCCAGGGTGTCCGTATAGCTCGTCAGGGCTTTCCCGATGTTCTTTTGCATGTATAGGTTTTGGTATTCGGACTCTTTGGCCGCCTGGATCGCCGCGCCGCCCCCTTGGCCGTTAGATTCGATGACGAGGAGGGCATCGTTATAGTAGAAGGTCGCGGGTTGGACGACTTCTCGGAAAAATCGGTCAGGGTCCATATCGTTGGCGGCAGCGTGGAACACTTGGCATAGGTCTGAGCGGTCGTAGACCACGAAGGCACTGGGGTCGTGTCCTTTACCCAGCCCCGAACTAGGATCCCAAGCCGCGATATACGTATGGGCTGATTCTCTCTCTCGTTGGAGTCGATTGGGTCCACCGTCACAGTCCTCCGGGGCGTGCCTCGTCAGTCCAAGCCTCTTCCACCTGATCCTACGAGATTTCGGAGCCCGTTGCTGGCATTCCAGGAGGAACTTATAGGAAAAGGCCGGTTTGGTAAGGAACGGGGACCAAAGTCCGAGGATACGGGCATCGTATTCGTCTGGATCGACCTGGGCCTTACGTCTCGCGACGTATTCGGGGGTGAGAAACCCTCCTTTTTCGATCAAACAGTCGTCCAGGTCGAATTCGAAGCACTCGGTGCCTGGAATGAAGTCCTCATGGGGTTCTTTGCCCGGCTCGACCCACAGTTTCCGCCTCATCCACTCAAGCCCAATGTCCATCTTGGGCGTGAGCGTAAAAAGCATGTCCAAAGGCTGATCCGGGAGTCCTCTAGCCTGAAGTTCCCCGAAGTTTTCGTTGCCCCGTTCCCCTCCCATGGCCTCATCGACCCAGATGGCCCTACAACGCTCCGCCAAGAGGCTTGATTCCCCCTCTTTTTGGCTCTTCAGTGCTATCTGGGAGCCGTTTTCCAGTTCAAACAGGTGTTCTTGCTTATAGTATTTCCAAAGGGGCTTCCCGGAGGGGTCTCGGGGGAGCATGTCACTGATCTTCCGGAACATGACTCTTCCGGCAGAGTTGTATTCCACGCAAACTCCCCAGCTTACGCTTGGGGTCTCGTAGGTTTCCCCCCGTATCGGGTTATAGCCCAAGGCGTAGGAGACGAAATCAGCGGCTCCGGCGGTCGATTTGCCCCCTCCGTTCGGTCCAGAGAGCACTCGATAGTGCGCTTTGGACTCGTGAAACGGGATGATCTTGGGTACTGCGGTGATGGGGTAGGCAAGCCAGGGGCTAGTCCTAGCTCTGGCCCTATATTCCTCGTAGAGGGGGTCAGTCGGGGCGGATCGTGGCGATGATGTCATCGGCCCACTTGATATCGGCTCTGACTCGGTTGATGTAGTGCCAATCGGAGGGGCCGTCCCCGTTACTCCAGGGGGTCGAGGCCCCTCTCGGTACCAGGATACACTGCCCTTGCTGGTTTCCAGGGGTGATTCTATTGACCTTCCAGGACAGTTCCCCGCAGAGCCAGATACGGAACATCCAGGCGCAGCTAGGATCTTCCTCGATACGGCGTCGGAAGGCGCTCAAGGCCCCTGGGAGGGCTGCGTCGTCGTCATCCATGAACCATAGATGAGTGCCGGCGGCCCTTTGGATCATCCGGTCCCGGCACCAATTGCCGTCATCTCGGTGGGGAGGGAAGTCGAATTCGATCAGGATCTCGTCCCCGGGTTCTAGCTGGTCTTTGATCGAGTCGATGGTCCTCTGGAGGGTGGGTCTTCCTATGGTGGGGATGATGACGCTGATACTCATTCGGGGGTGACTTCTCGGATTCTCTCGGTTCTCTTCTGGTACTGCTCGAAGAACTTCCGATCGGAGGTAGTGTCCCCTCGGGTCCGGTTATCGATCGCGACGTTGACCTGACTCCTGGCCCCCGACTCGATCAAGCCCGCGATGCCTGCGACAGCCTTGAACGCTTGGATATCTTCCTTGGCCTTTTCGGCCTGATGGGGAAGGGCTAGGGCTGTGGCATAGACGGCGGCTTTCTTGATGACTTGGGGGTCGGTGATCCAGAGCTTCACTAGTTCGGGCTTCACGTTCAGCTTTTCGGCGACGATTCGGATCTGTCTGGAGGTCCGGAGCTTTCCCCTCGTCATGGCCCGGGCTAAGGTCTCCAGTCTCAGGTCAACTTGGGCCCGCCACTTCTCGATATGGCGTTCGGAGCCTGGGGGGTCGTAGAAGCCGGGTTTGGGCTCGGCGTCGATATTGGCGGGCTCGGGAAAGTCACTCATACACTTCTTCGACTTCCCACTTATCCCGTTTCAGCTTCTCGATGACCTTGTCCAGTTCTTCAGCCTGGGCCCTTCTCTCGATCGAGGTTGCGGATTCCCCCATCTTGAGAAGGGCCTCCAGGCGGAGTACGGCGTCTTCGAGTCTACCTACAAGCTGGTCCAGTTTCCCTGGAGCCATCTCTTACGGGGACGGGGTCACCGGCGGGGTGTTGGCGAGGATCGCGGCCTCGACCTTGGCCTTGTTGGCCTGGATCGCAGAAAGGATGGCCTGTCCGGTGGCGGTGGGGATCGTGTTGTTGTCAATGAGTCCCTGGACCAGGGCAATGAAGGAGTCGATCACGGTCGTCTCTTCGGCCACTGCGGCCAGGATATCTTCGCTCAGTGCCATGAGGCTTTCTCCTTGAATGGTGTGGATTCGTTCGCTCCGGATGATCCGGTCTAGCTTCGCCTGAATCCACTTCAGTTGATCGAGCTTCGTGCTGATCCGACTAAGTTGGTTCTCTAGCCAGTCTCGGTCTTCAAGATCCATGTCGGTACCGTTTGGGTGCGGTTCTGAAGGCGAAGTCTCTGGGCAGTTCGAGGCCCCCCGTACAGGGAGGAACCCGGTAGACCGGGACGCCTTCTTCTATATAGACACGAGTGGGCTCGATCCTACGGGGCTTTTGGAACTCCCGAAACCCTTTCCCAATCTCCCTAGCTAAACCGTATCCCGACATATCCCCCTCCTACTCCTTTGGAGCGACGGGAACGTACGTCACCAGAGAGGGTTTCAGCAAGCCCTTATCCAAGAGCCTTCCACCGCCACGAGCCTCCACTCGATCCCTGTACTCCTTTACCAGGTTCTCACACCCCAAACAAACAAGCTTCTTTTCCGGACCCAACAGAATCGCCTGACTCCCCCGAGTTACCCTCTTCCGACACTGACTACACTTCCCCGGCCACCGCAACACGATGTAAGAGACCATAACCCCTCCTGTACCAAAAAAGGCTATTGACTAAAACGACAAAATTGCTTAAAAGAATCGCAGGCTGGGCGGGGGGCTTGGATGGGAGCCGATGTACACCGTTTCGCAGTCTAGCCCCACCCACTGTCGCGCTATCGCTTGACGCCTTCCGCTTCGCTCCAGGGTGGCCCCTTTTTGAAGGCCTAAGGTATGGTTCAGCTTGCGCGGCTTTGCGTGAGGCCGGGGGGTAATATGCCCCCGGGGGGGCCTTTGGGCATTCTGCACGATGCAATGCAAAGAGCAATGATGGTAGGATGCACCCATGCATTCTGCACTGCCTCCAGATGCGAAGCAAAAGCCGAAAGGCTGCACTACCCACAAGTACTGTCACCATCGAATCCCCTTACAGGAACATAAGTTAATGATAGGTGAAGCTCACTCGATGGATTTGGGGTTGAGTACCTATTTGTGCTTGGTGTGGCGCAATTGGCGTGCTTTGGGGTTGCCGTTGCGGGTGATAGCTCCATTGCCTCGGGTGCCTTGGGAACCTCCTTCCTCTAAGTAGTTCTCTCCTTCTCAAAATACTTCTAAAGCTTTCTCTCCTAGTGTCGATGATTGAGTCATGGTCAGCGATGGTGCTGGCTTGGGACTGAGGAGAGACTGCGATGCATCCCATTCATCGAGTGGAGCTTAGGCCGTTCCTGCGTATCGAGGCTGACGGCAATCCGAAGCGGGTGTTTGCGGTAGAGGCGTGGGGGACGCTCCCGAACCTGTCGGATCTTCGGCGGTTCATGGAGTGCCTCGACTGGGAGAAGCCCCTGGATGTGGCCGTGTTCCTGGACGGATCGACCGAGCCCACCTACTTTCTATAGACTATTCCATCTAAGGATGGTATTATTATGGGTATGAGTGATGACGAGAGAGAAGACGCCTTGGCGAATGCCCCCGACTTCCCGGACAACCTGACCCAGGAAGAATTGGACCGGTGGGAGAAAGAATCACGTCCCTTCAAGCCCAAGTGGTGGAGCCGGTGGGACCCCTTTCAGAGAGCCAGTGGCGGTATTGCGTCCCGCTACGAAGACCGGTGCGACTCCACCCGTACATGGAGCGACAAATTCAAGAGGCTATTTCGATGAAAACCCCAACCACCATCAAATTCTGTGACAAATGCATGGAGCCCCTACGTGTCTACGGGCCCATCGACGATAAGCCCATATCCTGCCATGTCTGCCGGGTCATTGGACGGCCCCCCAAAGGCTGGAAACTACCCAGGAGGATTCCCCGTTGAACCCCACCAAATCGCAGTCAGGGAAGGCCGCGATACTTCGTACCGGAGGCCGATACCTATGGGTCCTCCTCGATGAAGTCCACAAAGACAAGCTGAAAGCTAAAGTCCAAGAGCTAAACCGAGAAAGCAGACAACGCTATAACATGAACGGACTTGCAGCCCAATTACTCGAAGAATCCATCGACCATATGGGGAACGCATGAGCGATGCACCGGAGTTAGCCCCAGAGAACGCAGCCATATGGGGGCCGAAGCTAAAAATCCCAGGTACAACCATGACCCTTGAGGAATTAGGGGCAAAGGTGGCCGAGTCCCACGATTGGGAAGTCGCGGTCAAGCCCCCCACCCTCAAAGAGAAACTATCCAAGGTCGCCCACCACTGCGCCTATATCCAAAAAGAAGGGGAAAACACCTTCCACCATTACCGTTACGCCACCGCATCCGATGTGTTTGCCCGAGTCAACGAAGCCCTGATCGCGAACAGGCTCGTCTCCGTCCCTACCTTCCGAATATTTCAGGGCGGGGATCTAGTCACCGTGGAGTGCACCCTAATCATCCATGACCTGGACTCGACCGAGATTGCCAAGATCGTTGCCTTCGGCTCCGGGATGGACAAGGGCGACAAGGCCGTCATGAAAGCCCAAACCGCCGCCCTGAAATACGCCTGGATCATGGGGCTCAATATCTCCACCGGAGACGATCCCGAGGCCGACCTAGAAACCGACGCCAAGGCCTCTGGCGAGCCGCTACGGCCACGACAGACCCCAGAAGGGTACGCGGCTAAGGTCGACCGGAATAAACGCGCAGAACTCTCCCCGTTGGCTGTGAAGCTATCGGACGAGATCAACAAGAGTCTGGCGGACGAGAAGTCAGATCGAGAATACGAAAAGAAAGAGAGGCAGGGTAGGCACTGGCCCCCCTCGGGAGAGGAGATTGCCGCGGCCATGGGGCCCACGGAGGAGGAGGAGCTATGCCGGTGCGGTGGGCCCTTACTCCTCAAGATGACCAAGGGGAAGAAGGACAAAGCTGGGAAATTGACCGAACTCCCCTACGCCTACAAGGTCTGTAAAGCCAGACACCAAGCCTGGTTAGACAAGGACGAGGAATTCCCCCAGAAAGACCATACCTGGAAGCGCGTCCCATGATGCGCTGGAATTGGGAGTTGGCCATCGTGTTTCTGACGTGCGTTCTCTTCTGGGTCGCCCTCATTCGAGGCGTCGTCCATTGGATCGTCCATTGACCCCCGAGGGGCTGATCTTGGCGGGGGCTACGGTGGGGGTTGCGCTCTTCTACTTCGGGTACCTCGTGGGAAGGGGGTCGAAGCGTTGAGCATGCTCGGGAGCCGGTGGGCTAGATGCCGGATTTGCTTCCGCTCACTTCGGTTGATGTGGGACGAAAGCAAGCACCAAGGCTCCTACGCATACGGCCCCCGTATATCTCGGTCTGGCAGGTACTTGCCAGGAAAGTGGGTTATCCGGGGATGCTCCGATAGTTGTAGGTTGAGATGGGAGGGGATGAGGCGGAGGTTAGGTGCGGAAGCGGCTAAGGAGGCTCTATGCAAACTTCACAGAAAAAGGTACCAGCTATTAGAGGCGAAAAAGCTCTGCAGAATTCTAACCGGAGCATCGTCCAGACGGGGCAGCCTGATGAGATTGCAATTAGCCGCGAAGCAAGGTGCCTTCAATCGTCGCAAAACATCCAATCTTCTGAAGACCTTAGAAACCTTATGGCGGCAATGATTGAGGATTTGGCCTTCGGGAGAATCCACCCCAAACTAGCCAACTCTATCTCCACGGCGGCCCGCAACCTAATCAATCTCACCGAGTTGGAGCTTAAGTATGGGGATCAGGCCCCGCGCGCTATCAAACTCCGAATGGCCTCGAAGTAGTGAAACGAGCCGCCGCCAAGGTAGCGAAGGAGATCGCGGAGATCCTGAAAGGGCCGTGCGAGTGTGGCGATGACGATCCCGAAGACCCGAGCGACCACTACCCGGTATGCAGGTCAGCCACTCAGGGTCAGCTAACCCGTTGGCTCCTGGCCC